CTCCGTTGACCGGATTTAGCACCGCTTCGGTTGTGGCCGGTGGCGACGCTTTCCGTGTCGTGGGCCTGCTCTCAGACTTCGTGTCCCCCTCAGAGGTGACGAACGGCATCGACAACACCGCTGCCGGCAACTTCGTCATCGTCGCTCCGAACAACTTTGTTCGGCGCTCTGTCGTCTAAGGGGAGGGATAGATGCCCGTAGCACTCTCGCAAATCCGCAATCTGCTTCTCCCTGGCTTGTGGGCTCTCACCGGCCGGTACGATCAGCTTCCCGCTGTTCGCAAGCAGATTTTCAAAGAGCGCAAGTCCAACATGGCGCTCGAACAGTCAACCAGCATGCGCTACATCGCGCAGGCGTTGATCAAGCAGGAAGGCGCACCGACCTCGGCTGATAACCAGCCCGGTCAGCGGTTTACGTACAACCAGACTCATAACGAGCTTGGCGTTATGTTCGCGATCACTCGCAAGGCGATCGACGACAACCTGTACAAGACCGAATTTGGCCCGTCGGTGATGGGCCTTAACGAGGCGTTCGACCGCACCAACGAGGCATTCGCCGCGGACGTGCTGAACAGCGGTTTCGTGCTGAACCCCGCCATTGGCGGCGACAATCAGCCGTTGTTCTCGGCGGCGCATCCGGTCGATGGCGGTTCGTTCTCGAACATGGCGACTCCGGCCGCCTCGCTCAACGAGACCTCGCTGCTCAATGCACAGGTTGCCGTCAACGCGAACTTCCGCGACAACGCCAACCAGCGCATGAACGCGAAGCCGCGTCGGCTGATCATCCCGCCGCAGCTTGAGCCGGTGGCAATCCGCCTGCTCAAGACCGAACTGCGGCCGGGCACTGCAAACAACGATGTCAACGCCATCCTGTCGACTCAGGGCGGCATTCCGGACGGCTATCTCGTCTGGAACTATCTGACTTCGATGTTCGCGTGGTTCTTGCAGACCAACCAAGACGGTTTTGTCTACATGAACCGTGTGCCCTACGAAACCGATATGTCGGTTGAGTTCTCGACCGACAACCTTCTGGTGAAGGGCTATCAGCGCAACAGCTACTCGTTCAACGAGCCGCGTTGCGCCTATGGATCGAACCCGACGAGCTAAGCCAATGGCTGATGATCTAACCGAACAGACGCGGATCACTGGCACAATGCACGCCGACGGCGGGTTCACGACGGGCGATCCGAACAACCCGACCGCGATCCCCACCGAAGCCCTGGCGTTGGCAGCCAAGCAAACGGCGCTTGGTGGCTCTCAGCAAATGCCGGCGATGGCCGATCTGACGGCCGCGCCGACCCAAGAGAACTTCAATGCGCTCCTCGCCGCGCTTCGCACGGCCGGACTGATGAAGAACTCCTAAATTCAACGCCTCTCTCGCACGCGAGAGAGTGACTCGGCGGCCTTGCCTCTGGTGAGGCCGCCATTTTTGTAAGCCCGATCGCATGCGGGCCTTGTTCATGCGGCCGAGCCCACGGATCAGGGTTTTGAAGGATACGAGTGCCGTAGCCACGCTGGTGACGCTTCGCAACGTCATCAACTTTACCGGCGATGCGGCGGGCGACGTCTACGAGTCGTGGTGGGACTTCGAAGTGTCCGACACGAAGAACTTGGCATTGATCGCGGCGGCGAGTGGCGCAACTACAACGATGCCGATCACTGCGGTCAACGCGAACTCGAACTATCCTGATGGATCGCAGTTTGCGGGCGTTGCTCGCACGGCGGCTGCATCGCCAAATCCATCATCGCCCACTAACCAGCCCGCGGCTGTCGTGTCGAGCGGCTCGCTCACGAACATTTCGAGCGCATTCCAGATTTCGTTTCCGGCCGGTGTCGAATGCGGCGGGACGTTCACGGTCGCGGCTCCGTTCCTTGGCAGGGTGCCAGCGGACGAGTGAAGAAGGGGAAGTGACAAATGCGGAAAGTTCTCATCATTGCAGGACTCGCGATCGGCCTTGCCGGTTGCGCGTCCATTCCGGCTCCGGTGGATACGCCGGTCTCGGCCCCGGTCGTGGTTTCGATCACGCCGGCTACTGCGCCCGTGGCGGCTTCCAAGAAGGCCGTCGCGAAGGCTCACAAGAAGGCGGTAGCCAAGAAGCAGGACAAGGCTCCGGTCGCACAGGCGGCTTCGACAAGCGCTCCTGTGGCGGCTCCCGCGCCAGCGGTCGCTACCGAGCTCGGCGAGCCGCGTTGGTACGATCGTTTTCGCAAATGGAGAGGGAAGTAAAACCATGTTCGACGCTCCTGATATGTTCGCCGCTTCCATCGGTTTCGTGATCGGTGGTTTGGTCGGCGGCGCTCTCGTCTGGCACTTCAAGGATTGGTTCGTGTCCGTTGGCCGCGCGCTGGTCAATTGGAAGGCGGATGCCCAGGCCATCGTCAGCGATCTGAAATCGGACCTTGCCGCCGTCGAGACCACGTTTTCGAACGTCGAGGCCAAGGTGAAGGCGGTCAAGCTTGCGATCGAGACTCCGGTTTCGACCGCGGCACCGGCCGCGCCGGTCCAGGCCGCGCCGACGCCGCCTGTAACGGCGCAGTGAGGCCGTCATGGCAAACGGCGAATTGAGGCTGACGGTCGTTCCGACGACGCCGGTAGCTGCGCAGGCGTTGCCGGGCAACTCGCTCCGCAACTATCTCCTGATCCAGAACATCGGCGGTGGAGAAGTGTCGATCGGCCTTGATCCGACCGTGACACCAACGACCGGGATTGTGCTTGCCCCGATGGGCAGTGCCGCTCCCGGTCAAGGCGGCTTCCTGCTCTGGCAGGATGATTTCATTCCATCCAACCCGTTTTGGGTGGTCTCTGCCGACGCTTCGAGCGTCGCGATCTTTGAGGGCTGACATGCTCCGATATATCATCGCACTTGCGCTCGCGATCGGGCTGATGATCGCGCCTGTTGAGGCGCAGATTTTCCCGCCTGCGGGTAGCGGAGGCGGCAGCAGCGGCGGCGGTGGGGGCGGCTCTCCAACTGGCACGGCTGGCGGCGATCTCGCCGGCACCTATCCGAATCCGTCCGTTGCCGCGGTTCATGCGCCAAGCGGCTCGCTCTTGGTGTCGTCGGGCACGGCGGTTTCCGGACCGACGTCAAGCATTGTTATCCAAAACACGGCGACAACTGGCGCCAATGCGTCGCTCGCGATTCGCAATTCAGCCGGGCCAACCGACTTGAAAACGTGGGATGTCGTTGCCGCGCCTGCCGGCACAAGCCTCGTTTTCAGAGCGCTCAGGGATAACAACACCGTTCAAACGGCGTGGCTCACCGCCACTCGAAGCGCTTCCGCCGAAGCCGTGACCGGCGTCGTCTTCAATGCCGGCAGCGGCGGGCTTACCGTTCAATCGCAGGCCACGGGCGGCAATAACCTCATCGCGATGGGCAATGCCGCCGGCTCGCCTCCAAGGATTTCTACGCAGGGCAGTGACACGAATATCAGCATTGGGCTGACCCCAAAGGGGACTGGCGTTGTCACCGTGGCGGGCGGCCTTGCCCTTCCACTGTTTACGGTGGCAACCCTGCCATCGTGCAGTGGGGGCGCTGTACCAGAGGGAACGCTGGCGGCTGTGACGGACGCGATCTCTCCTACCTACAACGGCACCGTTCCTGCGACGGGCGGCGGTGCTGTGACTGTGCCGGTGTTCTGCAATGGCACGGCCTGGACGTTCCACTAGGCGCTGCCATGACAACGAGCGGCACGTTCAATTTTGGTCTGAGTGGCGCGGGCCTCGCGGTCGCCGCGTACTCGCGCATTCAGGTTCGGCGAACGGCGATCCTGCCCGAGCACATGCAGGATGCGTTCACCGAAACGAACCTGATGCTGTCGAAGTTCTCGAACTTGCAGCCGAACCTCTGGACCGTCGATCTCATTTCGGTGCCGCTGATCCAAGGGCAGCAAACCTACACCGTTGATCCTTCGACCATCCAGATTCTTGACGCCTATCTGTCGTTTCCGGGTGCGCCTGAGAGCGATCGGCTTATCTTCCCGATCTCGCGCACTGAGTATGCATCGTTTCCGAATAAGCTGGTGCAGGCGGTGCCGTCGGTGTTCTGGTTTGACCGGCTCATCAATCCGACGATCACGCTCTGGCAAGTGCCGGATGCGACCGGGACGATGATCCTCAACTATTACCGCGTGCGGCAAATTCAGGACGCGAACATCGTCGCGGGTGAGATGCCCGAACTGCCCTACCGCTTCCAAGACTGCATGGTGGCAGAACTCGCGCACCGGCTTTCACGCATCTGGAAGCCGGAAGTTGAGAACGCGCGCAAGACCGACATGCAAGAGGCGTGGAAGGTCGCGACGACTCAGGATGTGGAAACGGACCCCGATTTGTTCATCGTCCCGCAAATCGGAAACTACACAATCAACCAATAGGCGAGGGCTGCAATGTCTGGGCCTTGGCATCCTACCGGTAGGGCTCGTGTCAGCCCTCGCAATCCTCAAGCCATTGGCGTCTGCCAGCGTTGCGGCCTCTGGTATCAGCGCTCCGAACTCGTCCCGCAATACGAATGGGCGGGCGTGAAGATGCAGAACCTTGAACTCTATATCTGCACGCGGACCTGTTACGACATCCCGCAACATCAGTTGAAGACAATCATCATTCCTCCGGACCCGATGCCGGTCTACCGGCCGTTTCCGGAGCCGTTCGCGTCGGACGATGCGGGCGGTACGACGATCACCGACGCGTCATCGCCAAACGGGTTCTTTGCGGAAGATGTGACGGAAGAGGCGGCGAGGGTGGATGGCGCGGACGAAGCGCTCCCCGACCCCAACGACTTCGCGAGCCGCTAAATGGGCGGCATTGGCTGGTCGGGCCGAACGCAGGGCGAGAACAATTCATCGACCGGACCAGAGCAAGGCAAGGGCTCTGGCTTCCGCAACTTAAGTAGGCTCGCCATGCAGATGGCGATGGCGAGCCAGAACAGCACTTCACGGAGTCGGGTCATCTCGTAGCTTGGCATCCTGCGCCAGCGCGGCGGCGGGATAACTGAGCCGGTGTCCGGCGTAAAGGTATCCACGGAAATTTGAGAGATGAGTTACACGTTTGACTCGTGGGTAGCAGCGGTCGCGAATGCGATCGTCGAAGCCCCGGCTGATCCAAACTTCACCGGCATTCTCTCGTCCGCGATCGACTACGCCGAACAGCGGCTCTATGCCGAGTTGGACTTGCTGAACACCGTTACGCGCATCAGCGGGCATCTGACCATAGGCAGTAGAGATTTCATCCTGCCGACCGGCAACGGCACAATCATCGTCACGAACGGCATCAACCTGATTACGCCTGCCAGCGCTTCAAACACGGTCGGCACAGGCAAGCGAAACCAGTTGACCCCTGTTTCGCGCGATTATCTCGATGCGGTTGGCGGCGATCAATCGTTCACGGGAGTCCCGACGAACTACGCGATGATTACGGACCAAGCCATCATCGTGGGGCCTCAGTGGCCGGATGATCGGTATCTGCTCGAAGTGATCGGCACCATCCGGCCTACGCCGCTCAGTTCGACCAACCAGAGCACTTACCTGACTCAGTTCCTGCCGCA